AGGACCTTCGAAGAATCCAGATATAATGTGATTTTCTCTTGCTAACACTTACAAATTCTTCCACGACGCCATCCGTATGGTATCGTGCTTTGTTTACTTATTTTTTTATTTTCAATATCATTGGTGATCCACATTGTACCAAATTGAGAATTTTTAGATCCGCTTTGAGCTTTTGATACGCTTTCACCAATTTTCTTTTTAGTTTCTTCTGAATGAACTTTACCAGCAAATGCACGTGGTGCTTCCCACCATATCTTATTGCCGTTAGCTTCAAACATCTCTTTATACTTCTGAATTCCTAACTGAGAAATTTTTCTCTTAGTTTCAAGAGAAACTTGATTACTCATCTTTGTCATATGTGCAATTGAATGTGATGGATTGTCTTCCCAATTATTGAGATAGTCCCAACCACCAAAACCTCCAACTTTTAAATTATAGGTGTTTTCCAATGCTAAAAATTCTTCATTGACTATTTCTGCTTCTTTTGCATACATTTGTTCTGCGGTATCAAATACAAACAAGATTTGTTTGGTAAAGTTTTCCATACCATGTTTTTCTTTAGCATACTTAAGATACTTACCTGAACCCATGTAATTGTCATTCAAATCTTTGGTCTTATGTGATCCAATATAGATCTTGCCATTAATTTGATTTGTTATTTTATAAATTGTGTAGTATATTTTATCCATACTACTATCTATAAAAGTTCGAGTCTTGACATTGACTCAAGGGCGGAAAGCAGAGGAGTCGAACCCCATCCGATTTTAGTCAGAACCTGGTTTTCAAGGCCAGTCGCAGGACCATCCCCGCTGCATTACTTTCCATAATAGGTTTTTGAGAGACCAACTATCTTTCTTAAGGACTCATTGGCTTGTCTCGATTGAAGGAGTTTATCAACCTTATGTTGCTACTGGCGTGTCAGTCTCAAGAATCAGGGACCTAGCGCATAAGGGACTCAACTTCATCGTCTATCTCAAAATCTGGTGCATCGTCTTGGACTCGAACCAAGTTCACTCTGCTTAAGAGGCAGGGCTTCACCATCAAAGTTTACAATGCATTAATTATTGGCTGTGGTACCAGGAATCGAACCTGGCTCATTTCTGATTAACAGTCAGACGCCTACACCTTGCTTGCTCTACCACAATAAATTAGTGGAAGTTCCGATAACACCCATCGTCACTTACAACCGTTGAGTTACCATGCATCAAAACAAGATAACTATTTGCTCTGGCTCCCCAGCGTGGGATCGAACCACGGACACCTTGATTAACAGTCAAGTGCAACTACCGCTGTGCTACTAGGGAATAAAAGATTTGTAGTCGAGGGCTCGAACCTCACAAGTTGCGATCTTGACTCAGTAACCTGAGCTCCAGTTCCTGTCTGGTTTTACTACAAAAGTGGATGCGGGTGACAGATTCGAACTGCCGATGCTCCGAGCTTATGAGACTGGAGTGGTGACCACCCTACCCGCTATAACAATGGTACTGAGTACGGGAATCGAACCCGTCTTTGCGACTTGAAAGGCCACCGTCCTAACCGATAGACGAACCCAGTATAAATTTGGCGACTCTGCGGGGAATCGAACCCCGATATCCAGCTAGACAGGCCGGTATAATAACCACTATATGACAGAGCCATTAATTAAAATCTCTGCACTATTTGCTATACCTCAACTGCTTTACGATCGATTACAGTTTATTGATATAGTTACATAACGCATGTACTGTGCCTCCGAGCTTACAGAGACTTTAATTAATGGTACTTCCACGAGGTAACGCTCCTCGGTCTATCGATTATCAGTCGATTGCTCTACTATTAAGCTATGGAAGTATATTGGTACTCGATAGGAGAATTGAACTCCTCTTATCTGGTTGAAAACCAGATGTCCTGACCACTAGACGAATCGAGTAAAAGTGTATGAAAGCCCCATGATTTATCCCAACGCTATTCATACATGATCGTTCTTATAAACAATCCCCTATGTTTAGAACCTCATGCTTCCGACTTTACGTAAAGACTTAGAGAGGATTTTTAGATTATGGATTTATTATATCACATAATTAAATCGTTGTAAACAACTATTTTGCTTTTCTACAAAATTTATTGGTGCGACTGACCGGACTCGAACCGGTACGAATAAATCGTCAGATTTTAAGTCTGATGCGGCTACCAATTACGCCACAGTCGCATTAACTGGAATCTGGAGTGAGATTTGAACTCACGGTTTTACGGATTTGCAATCCGTTGCAATGGGCCGCTCTGCCATCCAGACACATTGTATCATATATGATACCTTAAGCAGGTTAGTGTATCATATATGATTCATTACTTGGTCACCGCGGGCAGAGTCGAACTGCCGCTTCCTGTATCCAAGACAGGGATGCTACCGTAACATTTCGCGGAGATTAATTTGGTGGAGACCGAGGGAGTCGAACCCTTCTAGACATCCTCCTTGCAAGGGAGAACCGTAACCCATTACTGTCCCCAAATTTTGGTGGTGAATGCAGGATTTGAACCTGCGGACCCCTTAACAGGATCGACTGTTTAGCAAACAGTTGCAATAAGCCACTCTACCAATTCACCATATTAGAATATACTAACGTCTATCGTCATGCTCGGAATAAATTCCTGTCAGCGTCTTGATGCGTACTAATACACTCTAATATGGTGGAAGCTGTGGGATTCGAACCCACGGACCCCGTTAAGGATCGCTAGTTTTCAAGACTAGTGCGTTAAACCGCTCTGCCAAGCTTCCAAATTGCTATGAATTTTTAAAGAACGTTTGGATTTTTAATCCATGTAGTTATTATACCACACTTTTAAGCTCGTAGATACAAAACTTAAAAAATATTTTTGGTAGGGGTACTTGGAATCGAACCAAGATTAACGAGTTCAAAGCCCGTGGTGATAACCATTACACTATACCCCAACAATCTGTTGTTACTTCTATTATACCACAAGTTTGACTCGTTGTACACTAGTAGTTGACTAATTTAGTAAACTTCCTTAGAAGCTTTGCTTACCGAATCAGCGTATGGATAAATTATACCATAGTTTGATCCCGTTGTAAACAGGTAGTTGACTAAATTAGTAAACTATAGAAACTTAATACTTTAGTTCTAATAACGAAAAAACCCTGACTTTTTAGGGTCAGGGTTCTTGAAGTTTGTTTAGTGAGATGCTTTAAGCGTATCCACTACCTTCTTGTAACCCTGAACTTTTACCACAATCATTAATATTGTGCGCATAAAATCCTGCCCATGATGATTCACTTTGACGTGTCATCGGCGTAACTTTAACGAGTTGTAAGGATAATTTTTTCATATAGTTTATATATACGATTTTTCTGTTATTTTAGCAAAATTTTTAAAAAGAAATAGTTTCGTAGTCTTCTTTACCTACGCCACACTCAGGGCAATCAAAGTCTTCTGGTAATGTTTCCCATTCACCTTCTAACTCTTCATCATGCACATGGCCACAAACAATACAAACGTGTAACATTATAATCTCTCCCAAACTTGTTGATATGCTTCCGCATGGCGTTGTTCTACTTTTGCTAATGCAGCAAAACGCTTTTCAGCTTTTACTAACACTGCTTTAAATTCTTCAGCATGTTCTTTAGATTCATCGATTTGCTCTTGAAACTCTTGCACTGCAGTGTGACCTTCTTGAGCTGCTTGCTCTTTGAATGTAGGGTACATCTGCATATACTCGTGAGTCTCACCTTCAATAGCTTTCTCTAAACAAACCTTAGTGCTTGGCTTACCAATCAAAAGCTCAAGATGACCCCAAGCATGTAACAATTCTTGATCAGCTGTATGTTCAAAGTGTTTTGCAACATCTTCAAAACCTTCAGCACGAGCAAGCTTTGCAAAGTAACGATACTTAATGTGAGCCATAGACTCACCTGCCAATGCAGCCTCAAGATTTTTAATTGTTATTGACATAATTTCTCCATTAATAAATTTGATTCAATATTATGTATCAATAAATTTTGTTAATAATCACAATCTTACGTCAATTGTTTTGATCATGGTTATTAACAAAATTGATTGGTGCGGCTAGAGAGATTCGAACTCCCATCGGACGGTGTAGAAGACCGTTGTCTTATCCATTAGACCATAGCCGCATAATTCATTTAACTAAGAGATACCTATTAAGGAAGTCCTTAGTGTCACTCACAGTTCTGAATTCTTTATTGTACTCTACACCATCACAGCGCTTAGCAAGCAAAGTAATTGAACGTGTAGAATCTACTATGATAAAGCCTCTCACATACTGTGATTTGAAAGGTACTTCATAACACGTATGTTCGCCATCAGTAACTTTTGAGAAGTAGTAATTCTTATCAGATGAGCCTGAGAAAAAGACCCACGCATGCAAGTCTTTAGCCATCTCACTTCTTAAAAGATATTTATCATGTTTAGACATATTGTTTAACCACTGCAAAGATTAAAAATGCAGCACCAGCATAAACTAATAAACTTAGAATTGGACGAATAAAGATCATTAAAAGAATCACTACAAGAAATGTAGAAAAGCCAGTAAAATCACCATGCAATATATCATCTATTGGTTGAGGCCAAGAGTCACGCACGATAACTTCTTCATAAACTTCATTTGGTTGAATTACTTCGAT